TAAATACAATACGTGAATTAATCAATGATATGGATATGACAGAGGAAATTGACCGTGTTCCAACCATGAGAGCATAAAATACAAACCCACCTTAATGGTGGGTTTTTTATTATACTTTATGAAGTATTTATAATCAATGGATAATAAATTGCAAGAAATATTTGACAAGTACAACGTTACCGAAAAGAATAACTCTACAGGTAATTTAAAAAAACTTGAAAAGACAATATCTGAACTACAAAAGTTGGATAAAGTATTACTATTGTCGTGCTCAAACAGATACAATTGGGACCCAAATGATGTTGATATACCCAAATCAACAATTCTTGCAATGGTAATAAATGAATATCTAAATGAAAAATCTGTTTTAATTGATGTTCCTGAATTACATATAACTCCTTGTGAAGGAAACGTATCAAGAAAAGATGGTAACTCTTGTGGGTTAATGAAATCCAAATTAAAAGATAAAGACAAGAATCCAACAGGCTACCACAGATGTTGGGCAAGTTTGAATGATAAAGATGATGAACTTTGGAAAATATCCAAAGAACTGTTTGAATCAAACGCTGTTATATTTTTTACCTCTGTAAGATGGGGTCAAGCTAATATGTTTTATCAAAAATTAATTGAAAGATTAACTTGGATTGAAAATAGACATGAAACTTTAGGAGAACCTAATATTGTTGAAAATATCCAAAGTGGGTTTATTTGTTCAGGACAAAACTGGAAAGGTATGGATGTTGTTGATACTCAAAAAAGAGTTCACACATTTTACGGTTTCAAACCTAATAATAATTTCTATTGGAATTGGCAATTTACAAACAAGATTACCGATGAGTCTGAAAAGTCTTACAAAGAAGCATTTCCTGCTTTTGTAAAAAAGTTTGATTTAAATAAGTTATTTTAAAATTCTTCTATTTCTACAATTAAATTTCCTTCACCTTTAATAACTCTGTGCCAGACAAATTTTGGAATTGAAAGTTGCTTGGCATCACACAATTTGACTGGCAAAAAATTTTCCATTTGAAATGACCACCCTCCGTCTTCAACCACTGTAACTTTTCGGTCTTTAAGGTCTTGATGCCATTTTAATTCATCGGAATCTACCTCAGGTGTAAATACCCTAACCATTTTTCCTTCTTTTATATATTGTTGAAATGGTAAATCCATATTATAAATCTTGGGTTCCGTGAAAATCTGTATTTTTGAATGCAGGGCTTTTATTCCAATGAATTTTTATTCTGTTATTAATAGAAAAAACTTTAAAAAAGTCATCAATATCAGTTTCGGTTTTTTTCAATAAACTTTTTAATGTGTCGTGAGGTTCAATTTGGATAAAAACATGATATATTGGTGGTTGATAACTTCCTTTTAGAACATCTGTCACATTCATAGTAATAGGTTCAACCAAAGAATCATCTGTTAAGATTTTTTGAAGACGATTGACATTTGGTAAAATAATATCATTCAAATAATTTTGTAGATATTCTTTTATTTTTTCTAAATTCATATTAAAATAACGGTCGTTTATTCCAATAGATATGTAAGTTTTTGTTAACTCCTAACATTTGGAAAAATCTTGAAATATCAGAATTAATTTTATTTGTAAAACTACCTTTAGACCAATCTGGGTCCATATCTAAAAAAAAATTTATTCTATTTGGATTTGCCTCACCAAAATTAATCTTATGTATTGTAATCCTTATCGGCTCATCGTCTTCACCAACTAATTCATTATTAATTTCTGGTGTTACAACATCATCAAGATATACTTGTAGGTATTTTTCAATTTTATCAATATCCATTACCAAGAATTTGAAGATGCCAATCCTAATTGTTTTGCATAACGACCAACATGACAAGACCAATATCCCGCAGTTGTTCTATCTTTTTTCTGAGAACATTTGTGACGAGCTCTAAATGATTTTGCGGCTTTTTTATTGGCGTTTCTAACTTTTAAATTAGGGTCACCAAATGTAACTTTCTTAACACCTCCTGTTTTACTCTTAACATAAACTGCGAATTTTTTAGGGCCACCTGGTGTTCTATGTGGCTTATTTAATTGTACATTTTTACCGTGAACTTTAGCTTCCGCCAAAATATCTTCTTCTGTTTCAGTTTCTGAAATGTAAGGAGCGTCTAAATAAACATATTCCTTACCAATTTTAACTTTAATACCTAAATCAGATTCAACCATTAGTCTATCCTCATCATTAAGGTCGATTTTATCTTCGTTCCAAAGTTCTCTTACTTCATTAACTAAATCAAAGTATTTTTCAGAATAAACTCTGAAAACATTATCAGTTAATCCAATACCATTATCAATGTGATATTGTAATGATTCTGAAATTTTAACATTTTCTTTTAAAATTAAAGATTTGTCTAATTGTTGTTCTAATGCTTCTTTTATTAATTCACGTAAATTCATAAGATTATTTTTTATATAAATAGTCTAGTCTTTTTTAACTTTTATTTTCCAATAAACTCCTCCGTTTATGTAAGGAGTAAATTCTCCTGATATTCCATCAGTTGTTCTATTCGCAACTCCAAGACCTACGTGATATAAATGGTCTTTTTTAGTTTTCAATATTAATCCCATACCTAATGAATTAACCCAATCTTTTTGACTCCAAGAACCATCAACACCTAAGAACATTTGATTTCTAACGGGTGGTGGTAATGGTGCAGGTTCTCTAACTATTTTTGGTTTAAGTGACGCTGACCAATTTCTTGACACTATTTTGTTTTGAGAAACACTATCAGATAAATAAACAAACCCTTGGTTATTGTTTAACTTAATAGTATCCTTAAAAAAGTTTTTTACATAAAACCCTTTAAGAATCTCTGCAGTATCTACATTAACATACGTTGGTACATAGATTGTTGTGTCGTGGTAAATGTCTTCCCCTTCAATATAAACAGGAACTTCTTGAGGTATTGTATCGTGGATTGTTTCACCAGGGATTTTTTCAATCACCTTTTTAATCTCAACATTCTTATCACCTTTTAAAAATAATATGGCAATTAATAAAGCCAATATTATAAAATGTCTAACATCTAATATTTTTTTCATAGTCTTACAGCATTAATCTTGAACCAATCAAGAAGTTATTAAGAATCGGTGTCCCTTTTTGAGTAGACCCCGACACTTTATAGTTTAGGCTTAAACCAAATCGTTTACTGATTTTATAATCAAATGATGAACCAACCAAAAATCCAAATTGTCTATTAACAGTTGTTTCACCAGTTTTTGAATTCCAACCTATCGGTGAATTCATAACAAATACTTGTGGGGATAAAACTATTTTTGGACTAACCGTAAATGGTTTGGTCCAAAACCCAACTACAGATGTTGAAAATGAAACATTAAATATGTCTCTCATTTCACCTGTTTTTATATTAACCAATTCTTTGTCTTGTAGTAATAAAGTGATTGCTCCCACGTTATACCCATATGTCCCATATTTTGGATTGGGTATGATGTGAGTATATCCAAGAAGATTCATATAATTTCCATCCAAATAAGCAGCAGTCATAGAATACGAATTAATAGATTCCAACTTACCATTTTTGAAATCCATTTTTGTATATCCACCACTTAACGCAAATTGTTTTAATGTACTCCAAATCATACCATTTGCACTCCAACTTTCATTACCCGCCATTGACGATTTACTAACACCAAATGAAGCAATTACACTGTATTTTAAATCAGGTCCTTGTGTTGTTGTTAAGTCCGAGGCAAATAACATTGGATTAGCGCTGACCGATTTTTTCTTTTCTTCTTTCTTTTTTTCGTCAGATTTCTTTTCTTCTTTTTTCTCTTCCTTTGATTTTGATTCTTCTTTCTTTTCTTCACTTTTACTTTCAGACTTACTTTCCTCACTTTTACTTTCCGATTTTGTTTCTGATTTGCTTTCTGAAGTTTCTCCTTTTGAACCTCCAGACCCACCCCCTGATGAGGATGATTCCCCAGAAGACGATGACGATTGGGAGGATGAAGATGAAGATGCCGATGAGGATTGGGGTGGCGATGATGTCGCCGAACTCGATGCGCTCGAAGCGGACGATGACGCTGCGTTTGAAGCTCCTGAACTTGCCGCTGAACCAGCTGCGGAACTCGCCGCTGACGATGCTGCCGATGATGCCGCTGAAGAAGCTGCAGCACTTGCCGCCGCTGCTACCGCTTGAGTCACGGTTGTTGCCACTGTTTGTGTTACTACTGTTGTTGATGGACATGGTGTTGCGAATATTGATTTAACCCAATTGTCTACTTCTCCACTTGCAAATTGAGAATACGTAAAAACTTTGGAGGTTCCTCTAATAATAACCAATACCCCTGATGTTGATTGAATTGGTATTGATACGACATAGGTTTTTAAATCACAAGGGTCCAGGTAGGTTTGAGTCACTACCTGTCCTTGCGACCTGTGGGTGAGGAAAACCACAAATAAGATGCTTAATAATATCTTTAAACCTTTCAATTATATTGTATCTTATTTGGTGTAAATTCCTTTTTTAATCATCCTATCTAAGATTCTAGCACAAGCAATATCAAGAGCCTTTTTAGTTGCAATTGAAATTGTTGATTGATTGAATTTAACTGGGTCTACAGTTGCATCCGATAATAAAGTTAGTTCTCTTGTTGTCTTTGCTTCACCTAATCCTGATGCTCCAAATACAACACCAGTTTCAGCGTTTGTGAATCTAACTTGTAAACCAATACGAGTAACCATTAGGTTTTTAACTCCGTCTTTTAAATTAACTGTTTCATCTTCTGATACAGAATAGTCGTAACACTCAATTGTTACGAAATACTGAGCTAAGTTAATTTTACCTCTACCGTCTAATTTTTTTTCTGAAATTCCTGCTTGAGAAGCTTGGAATTGTTTTACCATTCTGTTCTTAATCTCTGTTTTATCTTCTGTAAATTTGAAACGATTAAGATTTTCAAGGTATTCCATAGAAATGTTTGCCACCCCTAATCCAACTCTTTTTTCTTTAAGTTCAGGATACATTTCATACATCTCATCAGAGATTCCGCATTTTAAAATTTGGATTGGGATTTGTGGTCCTTCGTAATCCAAAAATTGACTGATGTCAATTGCAGTTTCAAATGACGCTTTGTATTGTTCGGTTTGTGTTTTACCTATAGTTTGCCCATAAGATGTTGCCGACACTAAAAGTGCCAAAATTAATAATATTTTTTTCATACTAATGTATTTTATCTTTCAGGCCATTTCCAACCTTTTTTTATTGAATATAAAGCCAATAATGTGGAAAACCCGAAAAATTGGACTAACCATATAATTCCCATCCAATTTGTAGTTCTCATTTCATGGTCGAAAATAATTGAGAATGTGGTCATATACGCAATTAAAGAAAAGAACAAAATTATTTGTTCATATTCTTTGTAAAAATTCTTAATCATTTTTTACCTCCTTCATACCAAATATTATCAGGATTATTTTTAAATGTTCCGTCTATTTTCCATGAAATTTGATTTGAAATGTCTCTCATTCTATTATCTTGATTTGTCGCTGCAAGATAAATAAAGAACATTTCAGTTGATAATGCGAATACAAGCCATAGACCTACAAAGGCCAAATAACCCTTAAAGATTACATCTCCGATTTTTTTTAAATTAATTTTTTTCATTTTTCCTCAATTTTTATTTTATTTTTATTTATTCGATTGGTTTAATTACTCCGCAGATTACGCACTCCTCGTCACCATCTCCGTCTACATCACCCCAAACATGTTGACAGTTTCTGTGGTCAAAATATTCATCTATTTTACCATCTCCATCAATATCATATCCATCCATAGTTCCGTCACCATCTTCGTCTATCTCAACTTTGACTTGTGGTGATATTACGTTACTTGGTAATGGGGTCGAGTCTTTTATATCTTGGGTATTAGATAATGAAATACCGTCCTCCTCGTCCATTTTTTGAACTAACATTTTATCTTTATCTGTATCACTGAACCAATAGTCAATGATTTTACCGTATGAACCAATAAATGCGCCTAACATTAATAACAAAAGTTCTTTCCATTCTGCAGATGATTGTGTTTTACTCATAATCGCAGCGAAAATACCACCTATAATGATTATGAATGAACCCAATACTAATGCGGTGATGTACCATCTTCTGGACATCATCTTATTTAATAGTTCTTTAAATCCTGTATTTTCTTTCATAGATTACCATTTAGGAGCTTCTTCCTTGAATTCGTCTCCTTCTTTTTTCTTAGGTTTAGGTGACGCCGCTGGCGTTGCACTTTTTTCTTTAATGATTACTGTCTTACCACCTGCCGCTTGAGATTGTTGGTTAGAATTTGTAATGTTGATTATAGGTGCCGCTTGTTGTACTGCAGGTTTTTCTTCCTCTCCACCACCAACTAGTTTAGTTGTAATAACACCACCCGCACCTAATACGATAGTAGTGACCAGTCCAATGATTGTTTTTTTAAGACCCGACCATGTGCCGTCATTGTGGTCTTGTGTTTCCTCTGACATAAGATTTGTTTTTTATTTTTAGTTTATTTTATTATAATTGGATACTTCACCTCTTTACCGTTAATGTCGATAAAGATAAAATCGTAGTACTTTTTAGGTAATGACGACAAGTCATAAGTTTTTTGAGTTGTCAATTCATTAGCAGTGAACCCGTCTTTTTTAACTGGTTCTTCACTTCCAAAAGGAACGATTTGTACCAAATATTTTGAACCAACAGTTGTTTCAAAAACTGCCGTTACAATGTTATTAGTTTGATTTATTGATTTAATTGCCGTTGACGTTGACTTAACTCCTAAGTCAATTGTTACAGGTTCAGGTAATTCTACCTTTGTACAACTTGCAACTAAGACAATTAGACTTAAAGTGATAATTGTTTTTTTCATTTTAGAAGTTTTTATATCCTGTTAATTTTAT